TAGCTATATACAAAAAAAATAATGTATATCTTTTAACAGGTACAAGTCCTGAAGATTTTGCAATTGTTCCATTTGCCGATATCGGAGCTTGTGGTACAGATGCTTTAATTAATGTTGAAAATAAACAATATTTTTTAAGTAAAAACGGAATTTTTGCATTGGAACAGGTTGGAGAATTAAATCAAATTCAATTAGGAAGTGAAATATCTTTAAAAATAAAAGAAGAGTTTAATAATTTTAGAGATTTAAATAATGCAAAAGCATTGCATTATGAAAGAAAAAATCAGATATGGTATTTTTTCTCTTATAATTCAGATAATTATTATCATACAATATGGATAAATGATTATTTGAATAAAGCTTGGTTTAAAAGGGTTTTGCCTCAAAATATTGTTACAGCTTGTAGATTTAAGGAGTTTGTATATACAGCTGATTCATCGGGCAAAATATATAAAGAAGATTTTGGCAAAACTTTTAATGGTGAACCAATTAGCTTTATGTGGAAATCTCCATTTTTATCTGTAACAAATCCGCATCATAGGAAGATAATAGACGAATTTTATTTTCTTTTGGATGCTGAATATGATAATAATTTTCAATTTTATGTTTATAAAGATTATGACAGTGAGTATCCTGATGACCCTGAAACTATTTATTCTATACATCCTGAAATGTTAATTTGGGCTGATGAAAACACATCTGATAATATTCCTTGTCATTGGTCGGAAAATGATTTAAATCTTCCGGTTTGGGCTGTAAGTAGAGATTCTTTGGAAAAAGCTGAAATATCAGAATCAAATTATTCTGTGCAGTTATGTGTTGAAGGATCACAGGCTGTTCAATCTTGTGCAATTATCGGGTTGCAATTTAGAGAAATATACAACGACGATTAAAACACCACTCATAAATGTAATTTAGTTAAAAAAGAAAGGAAAAACAAAAATGCCAGAAAATGAAACAACAACAAATGCTTATTCAGCATTTATTCCTGAAATATGGAGCCAAAAATTAAATAACATGTTGGAAAAAGAGTGCGTTATGCTTCAATGTGTAAACAGAAATTGGGAAGGCGAGATTAAAAATCAAGGAGATAAAGTAAAAATTATTACACCTGCTTCTGTTTCAGTTTCTACCCTTGGCTCTGAAAGCATTACTTATGATGAATTAAATCCAACATCTATGGACTTGGAAATAGATCAGAAAAAATTCTTTGCATTTAAAATAAATGATGTTGCTGCAGTTCAAGCTAATAGTGATATTATGGAAGCTCATTTAAAAAATGCAAGAAAAGCTATTGAAGAAGTTCAGGATGCTTATCTTTTGTCTCAACATGCGAATGTAGATTCAAATAATATTGTAGGTACCGATGCATCTCCTATTACTTTGGATAAAACAACAATCTATTCAAAATTTGTACAATTGGCTTTATGCTTGAAAAATTCCGATGCGGTAACTTCAGGAGTTCGCCCTTGGGTAGTCATAAATCCTACAATAGAATCTTATTTATTACAAAGTACTGAATTTATAGGTGCTCATAATGTTGCTGATGAAACATTGCGTGAAGGAGCGATTGGAAGAATTGCCGGCATGGATGTGCTTGTAAGTACTAATTTGACTGCAACAAGCGGAAAGTATTATGTTCTTGCCGGTACTAATGATGCCATCACTTTTGCTTCTCAATTGGCCAAAATTGAAAGTCTTAGAGATAAAGATAGTTTTTCTGATTTAGTAAGAGGTTTGTACCTGTATGGAGCAAAAACAGTTCAACCTAAAGCACTTGCTAAGATGGTTGTAGCGGCTTCTAGCCAAGCTAATAGTGATACTGATACACCATAGTTGAGGTATAAATATGTTAAAAAATTTGAAAATACAAATAAAAGAACTGGCAAAATCTGCTGTTATTATTGCTGAGAAAAGTTTGGGCAGTAATACCGGAAAGCAGAAAAAGAAAATGGCTATTGAATATATTATAAATCATATTTCTATGCCGGTTTTCCTAAAGCCGTTTATTTCTCTTTTGCTTTCATCTTTTATAGATGATGCTGTTGAATTTGCGGTTGAGTATATGGAGGTAATATGAACGAAATACAAAACATTTCATCACAAGCCGAAAATCAAAATTCGGCAGATGCAATAAAAATGCAAACAGCCCAGATTATTAAACAAATTGAAGAAATGGTTCAAACAGGTGCTATGACTCAAGAACAGGGACTAAATTTAATGAATTATGTTACTAAAAAGGCGTTTGAAAAGTACACAAATTACAGTCCTGTACCACAAGAGCCGGAAGTTAATTCTGAGGAAATGTTGAAAGAAACTCCGGAGTTTTTCAACAGAGACGGAAGAATTGATGTCTTTGATTATTTAAAGGGGGCTAATGTCGATTTTGATGATGATGAAATTTCAAAAATCTCATCTTTAGTTGAAAAAATTGAAAATTCAGCAATAGATAGATATTTGAAACAACAAGAACACGAAAAAACATTAAACAGCGAAAATGAATCCGCAAAGCAAAGATTGCGTGCAAATGCACAAAATTCAACTTATGACGGTGCAAAAAATTTGGTTTTTACTCGTGAGCAGATCGGCAAAATGAGTGGTGCAGAATTTGCTAAGCATGAACGTGCAATTATGGAACAATTAAAAAAAGGTCTTATAAGATAGCAAATTCAAAAAATCTTTTGAGAGAAAACAGTCTGTAATGACTGTTTTTTCTTGAAAGAGGAAAGGAAAAAATGAATTATTTAGAATTAATAAACAAATGCCTTGTAGAATTAAATTATAAACAAGTAAATGCATTTTCGGAATTGGTTAAAAACGAACATAAAAAATTGAAAAATATAATAAATGTTTTAAATACTGAAATTTGTTCTTCTGATAGATGGAATTTTTTACAAAGAAAATCATCATTTATTTTAACTGCAAATACCGGAGAAATCGAAAATTCAATTGATGGAAGAATTGAAGCGATAATTGTTGACGGACAAAAATTTGAATTTTATGAAGATTTTGAAAAATTCTTTATTAACGCTCAACCTTCTTGTACATATAGTTTGTATGATGATAAAATATTATTTCCGCTTTTTGATAAAAATAAAAATGTTGAAGTTTTGTATTATACAAATAAATATGCCAAGGATTCAGAAGGAAATGAAAAGTTTGCAATGACGAATTTTGATGATGAATCTTTGATCCCTGAAAATTTCGCAGAGCCATTATTGGTATATGGCAGTTGTATGAGGTTAAAAGGGAATCCGCAGCATATAAGATTTAGTTATTGGTTAAGCATGTATAAGGATTCTTTAGCAAATATGCGTTCTCGCATTTCAGCTTCAATTGATGAAACACCAAGCGTAAAATTATTTAGAAAATAGTTTTGCATTGTCAGGCCTCCTGTTGTTCACAACAAAAAAAACAGGAAGTTTCCCCTCCTGTTAAGATTTACACTAGCCGAAATATAAATAGCATGCTTATTATACAATTTTTTTTCAAAAAATACAAATTATATATAAATTTGTAAAGAAAATACACAATTATGAAAAAATTAACCCAACAACAAAAAAAATTTGTAACAGAATATATAAAAACATTGAATGGTGAGCTTTCTGCGCAAAAAGCCGGATACAAATCCAAAGATTTAAAATTGGTATCTCTTGAGTTGTTACAAAAAGATGAAATAATTAGAGAAATTAACAGACAATTGAAATTGCAAATCACCTCTCTTTGTGTAAATAAAGGCTATGTGATTCAAAAATTGCTTCGCATAGCCGAATTTTCTTTGGAGGAGGAAGATATTTTGGATAAGGAGGGTTTCCCGACCGGTAAAAAAAAGCTTAGGGATACCTCGGCCGGCTTGAAAGCTCTTGAAAGTCTTTGTAAGTATTTAGGATTTAATAGTGAAACTGAAGAATATAAACCTGCCAAAATTATAACAATTTCAAATTTGGATGATGAAAAGATATAAATATCATGTATTGATAATAGCTTAATTGACAAGTTAAAACAAAATAATATAATAATCATATGAAAAAGCTACTATTAATATTATTACTTTTATTTATTCCAAATATTATGTATGGAGA